GAAAATAGTTGCAGCAGTACTCCAAGAGCTTATATATCCAATATATGAGTGGGATGGCTTATATGTGCAATTTTTGTGCTCTATGCCTTCTGGTGTTTTTGTGACTGTGATGATGTCTAATATATGTAATTCTATATTATTTAGATATTCATTTTACAAAAATGCACCGGAGGGTTGTAAGTATGACGATTATATAAAAGCCAATTTTATGGGCGATGATAATATAGGTACTGTACTCCCATCTTGTACATGGTGGGACCAATTGGTTCATGCCAGGGAAATGGGGGAATTAGGTATTATATATACATCAGCTGATAAAAAGAGCGAGCTGCAACCTTTTTATAGTGTTGATAATGCTACATATTTGAAACGTAAATTCGTATGGAGTGAGAGGTTGCAACAGTACCTAGCTCCTATCGAAGAATCTTCTCTCCAGAAGCCGCTTCATAATTATATGAAGCGAAGAAAATCTCTGGAGAGCCCCGAGAGTATTAGCGGTTCAGCTATTGATTACTGTGCACGCGAATACTTTCGTATGGGGGAAGAAATTTATAATCGGAGGACAAAAGAATTATTGGAAATAGTTCGTATTCATAATTTATGGAAAAATTGTTCGTTACTTAAAAATAGAACAGTATTTCCAACTTATGATGAAATGTGCTCTGATTATTTGAAGGCTATAGAGTGTAAATATAGCCAAGCTGAGGGTGAGGCAGCTTATAAAACCTCCCAAGCGCCTAATGAAATGAATTCTTTAAACGAGGGAAGGACTATCAAAGACGTTACGGGCGCAACGGACTGCAGTGTTGCCAGCATTGCACTCCAAGATATGGTGAGTGACATCATGAAACCTGAAGGAAGCGAGGAGAAAATGGGTGTCACTTTTACTGAGAATAAACATGTTACATCTGAAATTGTGACATTTGATGATATTATATCACAAAATGCTTATGATGTAAATAATGATATGGATGAAACATTTGCCATGCAGGATTCTGTACAAGATGATATAGCTGGCTTTTTTTGCTAGACCTATTAAGATTTATTTTGATACGATTTCTATAAATACGAGTTATAAGGTTACTTTTAATCCTTGGACATTATTTTTTACTAATCCGAGGGTTGTAAACAGAATTTGTAATTATAATCTTATGCGTTGTAAATTACGATTAAGATTTTTAATAAATGGTAATAGTTT